CCAACGCCTGGCTTAAAATGGTCACAAACGAAGGAAGGATCCACCATACTTGCCAACTTGCAACCAACACCGGTCGCAACGCCCATTCCCGACCAAATCTTGGCCAGACGAGTTCGGACCCTCGTTGTCGTCAACTTTTTGGTCCTGGTAGCGGTATGCGTCAGGCTGCTGCCGATGCTTCCGGCTTGGAGTTGCGGATGCTTGGTCACTATCTCAGTTACTTTGATGGTGGTGCGTTCGCTGACGTTGTAGTTAATGGAGACATCCATCAACAAAACGCAGACCGAGTAGGTTGTACTCGCAAGGAAGTCAAGACCCTTACCTATGCCTTCATTTATGGGGCATCCGATAAGAAAATTGGCACAAGTCTCGACAAATCGCTCAACGAAACCGATGCCAAAAAATTGGGCCAAAAAATTAGGGCGAAATTTCTCGCAGCAATTCCAGGACTCGAGGGTCTCCTTGACGCTATTGGGCGTCGTGCTGAGTCTGACATTATTGTTGGCTTGGATGGCAGGCCCATCAAGTTACAAGGGAAGAAACATGCAGCGCTCAACTATCTCCTCCAAAGCGCTGGTGCAATTGTGTGCAAACGCTGGAACGTAATCCTTTACGATTGGTTCCAGGAAAATGGATACCAGTGGGGCGTTGACTACCAATGGCTCGGCTGGATCCATGATGAAATTCAACTCGCTGTCAAACCACAACTAACCAAAGATGTCAAGTTCGCGCTCGAATGGTCAATCGTCCAAGCGGGCGAATACTACGACCTCAAAGTCCCGCTCGCAGGGGAAGCAAAAGACGGAGACACCTGGGCCGATTGTCATTGAGCCCGAGCTTCGTATTGATGCTGACTTCTACGGCTACCGTACTTGTCAGGTCAATGAGACGGAACTTGACTGGGGCGCTGATGTCATCACGATCCACAGCAACTTCAAGGAAGTGGTCCGCTGCTTCCAAGCTGAGATTGATCGACTGAAGCGTCGCTTCGATACTGACCGTGTTCTTCTGTTCTTCTCCGACAGCAAGAACTTCCGCAAAACCATTGACCCTGAGTACAAGGGTAAACGCACCAAGCGTAAGCCTGTCGGATACAAGCGGCTTCTTGAATGGTGCTATGACCATTACAAGACTATCCGTTATGAAAACGTTGAAGCCGACGACGCATTGGGTCTGGAATGTCACCTCGATCCTAGCGATTTTATTCTTATTAGTCCTGACAAGGACATGAAACAAATCAGCTGTAACCTATTCAATGGTGACGAGCTGACCTATACCACACCTGAAGAAGCTGACTACTGGTTCTGGCGACAATGCCTTACGGGTGACCCGGTGGATGGCTACAAGGGCGTACCTGGCATCGGAGCCAAGGGTGCCGAAAAGATACTTGCCAAAGCCGAAGATCCATGGCAGGCTGTTGTTGCCTCCTATGAGAAAGCAGGACTTACTCTTGACGATGCCATTCGCAACGCACGTCTTGCTCGGATCCTCCGCCCTGGTGAGTACAACTCAACCACAAAGGAGCCAATCCTATGGACCCCGCCATCATCTACGGGCTCGACATAGCGCTTGTTGTACTTATCGTTTATGTAGTAGCGCCTAATGTCTTCGAATACTACTTGCTCATCCTCGCCGGACTACCCACATGGGTGGCACTTCGAGTCAGACGAGTTACACTTGGAGCCAGGCTCTGGATCGACCGACAATCTTTCCGACCTGGACTTCTGGGACGATTACTTACGGAAATCCAACTCCTTCAAATTAAACGCAACCCTGCCTACCGTGACCTCTTCGACCAAGTCAAGTCCCAGTCACTACAAAAGGGGGACGATTGAAGTTTGGGATTTTATTATTGATCAAGATTTGGACTACCTTGCTGGCAACTGTATCAAGTACATTTGTCGAGCAGGGTACAAGGGCCAAGAGTCTGAGCTAGATGACTGGCTCAAGGTTCAAGCCTACGTCAACCGCAAAATCCAGCACCTCCTGTCCAAATGAAACCACTGCTCCAGCAAGCCATCGAGTTCCGGGTGGCTATGGGACAACAAATCAACACCCCCGATGAGACGGTTCACGAGCTACAGCATAAACTTATTCAAGAAGAATGGAATGAGTTTGACGAAGCTTTCGATCTTGAGTTTAGCTGTCTTGGTACTCTACATGAAAGCCAGGTAAACCAACTCAAGGAACTGTCTGACCTAGTCTTTGTTTGTTATCAATTTGCAGCTGCTCGTGGCTGGGACTTAGACACCGCAATGAACCGTGTGTTTGAGTCGAACATGAGTAAACTCGTTGACGGTAAACCCCTTCGCCGTGACGATGGAAAAGTATTGAAGGGACCCAACTACCAACCTCCTGTTCTCGACGACCTCATCTGAAATGATTGCTCAAAAGATTGCACGCACTGGCCGTGTTCAAAATTGGATTGACAACCCTGAATCCCGCCTGCCGGTATCGTGTACCGTCTTTGTCGTGGATGACAGCATGGAGGGACCTGAGGGTATCGAGGCTAGCTGGCGCTACGTCAGCCATGCCTTGCGGAATGGGGCAGGGGTTGCTGTCCACCTTTCAAAGCTTCGTCCCAAGGGTCACGAGAATGGTAAGGGTCTGACTGCTTCTGGTCCCGTATCTTTTGGCCGTATCTATTCTACTCTTAACGAAGTTATTCGTAGGGGCGGCCACTACAAGAACGGAGCTTGCGTGTTGCACCTCGATTATACGCATGACGACGCACTTGAGTTTGTTAATGCTACTCGATCTGAGCTGCCTTGGGTTAAGCGTTGTCTGGATGTAGATGCAGACTTCCTTGACAAAGCATCCGATGAGCTGATTGAAGCTACTCTTGAAGGCATCAAGAAAGGTGACATCTGGCTTAACAAGATCCGTCACGATGCCTATGGTAATCGTATCTACGGTAATGTATGTCTTGAGGTGTATCTCCGCAGTCGTGGCACTTGTTTGCTTCAGCATATTAACGTTGCTGCATGTAAACCTGAGGAACTTGCGGATGCATTTGTTGAGGGAATGACCTCCCTGGTCAAGCTCCACGGGGAAACCGGTGTGGGTGAGACTGGGGAATACCTTCCCCCTGAGACTGACCGACAGGTTGGCCTTGGCATCCTGGGTCTGGCTAACTTCCTGTGCCAGAACGGCGTAACTTATAAAGAGTTTGGAATCGCCCTTACCCAATTCCATTCTCATCAACCGGAGGACACTCCGGCTTATCGCCTTGTATCTGAACTCGCAAAAGCAATTGAGCTGTCGTCTCAAATCGCTCGCATCCACAACATGGACCGAGCATTTGCCATCGCGCCCACTGCTTCTTGCTCTTACAACAACGTCGATCTGCGTGGCTATACTACTGCCCCAGAGTTGGCCCCTCCTATCAGTCGTCACGTCGATCGGGACAGTGGGACTTTTGGAGTCCAATCTTATGACTACCCGACGGATGTAGAGATTGCATCTGAGGTAGGCTGGGACGCTTACAAAGAAGTAGTTGACGGTATTGTCCGTCTGTATCAGAACACGCTTCTCTTCCACGGATACAGCTTCAACAGCTGGTCTGACGTTGTTACCTATGACCGGGCCTTTATCCAGGATTGGATGATGTCCCCTCAGACAAGTCTCTATTACAGTCTTCAGGTTCAGCCTGACACTCAATCCAAAGACGACGCATTGGCAGCCCTTGACGAGGACTTCCGTGACCTCTTTGGTTTTGAAGAAGACATCGACCCTGACTGCGGCTGTCCCAAAGTCAAACCAGAAAACGAAATTTGTATCCCCTGCGGAGAATGAACGCAACTTCCCCTTACGATCAAGTCATTAGCCGGAAGCGTAAATGGACGCCCCTGGCGGTGCAAAAGGGCAAGATTGTTGATGGGTCTGAGGACACGCTCAAGCGTGCCCTTGGGCTCCGTCACCTTGAACTGCCCGTGCGTGAGTTCCTTCAACAAGGGCTTGAACGCGAACTACCCAACACGCCTGGATTGCGTGAGGCTCTGTTGTCCAATCAGTTGGATGAAGAACGTCACGACCAGGCATTGAACTATGTCATTGATGCCCACGGTGCAGACCTGAAGCACGAAGATGAAGCAAAGCACATCCTCAAGGCTTGGCTAGACGCACCAGAGCATCCACTCTTGAAAGCAGCTATCCTTGAACGCAGTGTCTTCTTCGTCATCCTCCCATTCTTCCGATTCAACGGAGACATCGGAATCCGCTCGACGGCGGCCGACATTAGCCGAGATGAACAATGCCATGTTGCAATACATTCGATGGCGTGCTCGGAACTCGGCCTCAAGTCCACATCGTCGCTCAATAGATTACGTCGAGCGACTGTCGGATGGGTGATGGATTCTCTTGGTTCTTCTGAGAATAAGTACCTGGATAAGGACTTCTGGATGAACCAATCTGACTCGCTCTATGAGCGGGGCAAAGCACCAGGCCTCAAGGACACCCAACGCAGCAGAATGCCAGCGTTCTTTGAGGCATCCAACGTTGACCTTCCACAGTATGGATGACCAAACCGTGCCCCTTACCATGGTTGTAGGGGGCCGCGTGGATCTGCTTCGGCTCATTGATGAGCTTGAAGAAAGATACCCAGACCGCTTTCCAGAACACAACATCTCCGAGCGTGAGCTTTCGTTTCGCGCCGGAGCTATTGCTGTAATCAAGTATTTAAAAAGTAAAACTCAGAGAGAATAGCTATGTGCATGGCTCCTAGTGCGCCTCCACCGCCTCCCCCGCCGCCTCCGGCTCCAGCTCCTCCCCCGCCTCCAGCACCCCCACCGTTGCCTCCTGCTCCGCCGCTGCCGCCTGTTAGCGCTGGACAAAAGGTAGCTACGATTCAAAGTAAGGCAACAACCCAAGCAGCCAAAGATAAAGCTAAGGGTGCTGGTGCATTCAAAGCTCCTAAGTTTAAGGTTGGAACTATCACTGGTCAAGCTACTGGTTTGAACGTTCCTTCTGCTAAGTAATAGGGAGGATTGACCAATGTGTTTACCTCCTGCTGGCACTATGGCCCAGGTGCAAAACTCTGGTGGCATGAGGGCTATGCAAAGCGCTAAGCCAGGTGATGCTCGTTCTGTTCAAAGTTTTATGAACTTTGCATCCATTAGTGATCCTTCCTACGTTCGTAGTGTTTACGACAAGGAAGGCTCTAGTGGCTTTGAGCGTACATTTGGTGCGTATGACGGTGGTCCCCAAAATCCTTTTGGCGGTGCTGCCTATCGTCAACTGGCTAAGACCCAGGGACGTGAGTTTGACCCAAGTGATCTTTACGGTGAAAAGGCAGCAGCCGCTGCTAAAGAAGCTCAGCTTAACCAACGCCTTTCTGCGCTGGAACAGATGCAAAATTCTGCTTCTAAACTTGGCACGATTTCTGTCACTCAAAATAAAGCAAAGCAAGCATCTACTGTTAATAAAACTCCCGTTCAAAAAGGACCTAAACTTACTAGTATAAAGACAAGTTACGGAACCAAACAGATTCCTACTTCATCTTCTTTGACTAGTGGTATGGGTTTAAATGTCCCCAACTAATCAAATGGAAAATTCGTCTGCCGCTTCACGCTACGCTCGACTGGCAAGCGACAGAACGATCTTTCTCGACACTGCTAGGGAATGTGCGCGGCTCAGCCTGCCCTATTTGCTGACACCTACTGGTGTGGTAAATGGACAGAAGCTGCCCACACCCTGGCAGTCGATCGGAGCCAAAGGCGCAAACGTCATGGCCTCGAAGCTTATGCTTAGTCTGTTCCCTGTAACAGCTACGTTCTTTAAGCTTCAGATCAACGACGGTAAGCTCGCCTCGGACCCCAGTCTAGATGTTAAGATCAAATCAGAGATTGACTTGAGCCTGTCCAAAATGGAACGGGTCATCATGCAACACATTGCCGAATCACAGGACCGTGTGGTCCTCCACCAGGCAATGAAACATCTGATTGTAACCGGGAATGTCCTGGTCTACATGGGTTCGAGTGGTGTCAAATTGTATCCTCTTGACCGCTTTGTGGTCGTCCGTGATGGAGAGGGTCAACCCACTGAGATCGTTACTGTTGAATCAATCAATCGTCAATTCCTACCCAAAGAGTTTCAGAAGCCTAAGTCTGGCATCAATAGAGTGGATGATAACACTGCCACTCCTTCTGTTGATGTGACTGTGGGTGAGGATGAAGCTGCTGTTTATACTTGGGCTAAACTCCAAGACGGACAGTGGCGTTGGCGTCAGGAAGTAGATGGTGAAATCATAGAAGATAGCTACGGCAAAGCTCCGAAGACTCAAACCCCATGGCTACCCCTCCGTTTTAACATCGTCGATGGTGAAGACTACGGACGAGGACGCATCGAAGAATACCTTGGCGATCTTAAGTCGCTTGAGGGACTCATGCAAGCTATGGTCGAAGGCTCCGCTGCTGCTGCTAAGGTGGTCTTTCTGGTATCTCCTTCTGCTACCGTCAAGCCTGCTACTTTGGCAAAGGCCGGGAATGGAGCAATTATCCAAGGCCGTCAAGAAGATGTGTCCGTGGTTCAAGTCGCCAAGCAAGCCGACTTCGCCACCGCATATCAAATGATTACTCAGCTCACCCAGAGACTGAGTGAAGCGTTTCTTATTCTTACGGTACGTCAATCAGAACGTACTACCGCAGAAGAGATTCGCGCTACCCAGCAAGAACTTAACGAACAGCTGGGTGGTATCTATGGGAACCTGACTACTGAGCTGTTGCAGCCCTACCTTCAACGTAAGTTGTTTGTGTTGCAACGTTCTAAGGTCCTTCCCAAACTTCCTAAGGGTGTGGTATTCCCCACCGTCATCGCAGGTATCGAAGGTGTTGGCCGTGGTCAAGACCGTGAGTCCCTGATGATGTTCCTTCAAACTGTGTCCCAGGCTCTTGGTCCTGAGGCAATGGTTAAGTTTGTTGACCCCGAGGAAGCAATCAAACGTCTGGCTGCTGCTCAAGGCATTGACACTGTGAAGCTGGTTAAGACCGCCGAACAGCGTAAGCAAGAGGAACAACAGATGCGTTCACAAATGGCTCAGGCATCCCTTATGAATCAAGCCGGTCAGCTGGCTAAGGCTCCGGTTATGGACCCTGATAAGAACCCTGGTGTCATGGAAGCTATGCAAAACACCGTCAATGGAATCTCCCAAGCAACCCAACCCCCAGCCTAAGCTGGAAGCACCTGCTGCAACCGTTACCCCTCTTACCGTTCCCGCTTCTCCTAAGAAGAAGCCTGCTGGTAAGCCCCAAGTAAAGACTAACAAAGTCAAACCCGAAGCTAAGAAAAAGGTAACCACTCCTGGTCTTGGTAAGGTTTCTCTTGTTTCCCACTAAACCACTCTACCGCTAACCTCTTATGGCTGAAATCACTTTTGACGGAAATGACCCCGCAGTAACCGAAGCCCGACAGGCGGAGGAAGCGAGGCTTGCCGAGCTTGGTGATAAGCTGATTGCCGATGAACAAGAACGCAATCTTGCTAACTATGAACAAGCTCGAAAAGACGCAGAAGCAGAGCTTAGGTATGCCGGTAAGTTCAAGTCCGCTGAGGATTTGGAAAAGGCATACAAAGAACTGGAAAAGAAACTTGGACAAAAAGAAGAACCTAGTTCTGAGGACGACGGTGAAGTCTCTGATACGTCAGATGAGCCCACCGAAACCGAAGACGATTCTGTCTCCGAAACTGCCCAGTTCATCAAAGACGCTTCTGAAGAGTATTTCAGTAACTCCAACCAACTAAAACCTGAGACAGTCCAGAAGCTGAAGGAGATGCCTTCGGATCAGCTCATTGATGCTTACCTGGAGCTGCAAAAGAACGCAACCATCCAACCGCAACAATTGTCCGATGCTGACGCTGACGCTATTCTTGCTTCTGTTGGTGGTGAGTCTGCTTACAACGAAACGTTAGCCTGGGCAGCAGATAACCTGAAGCCCGATGAGGTTGCTGCTTTTGATAATGTTATCAACAGCGGTAACAAGGACGCAATCTTCTTTGCTGTCCAAGCCCTTAACCAAAAGTATAAGGACGTTGTAGGCTTTGAAGGTAGCCGTGTGTCTGGTAAGTCTGTGAGGAACTCCGTCAAAGGGTTCCGTAGTCAGGCAGAACTGGCACGCGCTATCAGCGATCCTCGCTATCGCACGGACCCTGCTTATCGCATGGACATCGAAACCAAACTGGCTGCAAGCGGCGATCTGCTCTAGTGGATCGTGGGGACTGCAATGTCCCCCATGCCTATTGAGGATGGGATAACCTCGTTAAAAACCCAGTCATGACTGGAGTATTGGCCCGCTGCGGTGGATACCCAATACAAAGGACAAACCCCACAACTAAATAACTTTTCCCGGGACACTCTTTAATTTATAAACTCTTCAACTTCTTAGACAAGTGACTGCAACTGTAACTCAGCTCGGCCAGGTAAACGGCGCGGGCGATACTCAGGCTCTGTACCTGAAACTATTCACCGGTGAGGTCTACGAGGCCTTCCGTAATGCTACGATTGCTAAGGGCCTGGTGATGAACCGGACCCTGAAGAACGGCCGCGAGGCTCAGTTCATTCACACCGGTCGTGTGACTGCAAACTATCACACGCCTGGTACTGCTATCCTCGGGTCTGGCGATCCGAACGTGGCAGAGACCACCATCGTGATGGACGACCTGCTGGTCGCCAGCGCCTTCGTTGATAACCTCGATGAAGTTCTTGCGCAATACGATATTCGAGGACCGATCGCCCGTCAGATCGGCCAGAGCCTCGCAGAATTTTATGACCGCCGCATCTTCCGCGTGCTGGATCAGGCTTCTGGTGAGACCGCCCCTGTGACCGGCGAGCCTGGTGGCTTCCAAGTCAACCTGGGTGCTGGTAACGAGTATGACGCTCAGGCTCTGGTTGATGGCTTCTTCGAAGCTGCTGCCCGTCTGGACGAAGTCGCTGCCCCTCAAGAGGGTCGTGTGGCTGTGCTGTCCCCTCGTCAGTACTACGCTCTGATCAGCCAGGTTGACACCAACATCCTCAACCGTGATCTGGGTGCTACCGGCGGTAGCCTGAACACCGGCGAAGGTCTCTATGAGATTGCTGGTATCAAGATCTACAAGTCCAACAACATCCCCTTCCTGGAGCGTTATGGCTCGGCTGCTGGTGAGCAGATCGACGCTGCTGCCCTGGGTGGTGAGAACAACGACTACGGTATCCGTACCGACTTCACCAACTCCTGCGGTCTGATCTTCCACCGTGACGCTGCTGGTGTCGTTGAGGCCATTGGTCCCAGCGTGCAAACCACCGGTGCCGACACCAAGGTGATCTACCAAGGTGACGTGATCGTTGGCCGTCTGGCCTACGGTGCTGGCTCCGTCCGCCCTGCTGTGGCTGGTGCTTTCCGTAACGTCTGATCGTTACTTTCATGCCTTCATGCGGGGGTCCTTAGTGGCCCCCTTTTTCCTGCTCGATTATAATGACTACTCAACTAGAAGCAATTAACCAGATGCTTAGTGGCATCGGGCAGGCCCCGGTGGTAAGCCTTGATGTCGCTAACCCCGAAATCGCTATCGCACTTGACGTTCTTGAGCAAGTTGATAGAGAAGTACAAGGCGAAGGCTGGCACTTTAACACCGAGGTCGCCTATCCCTTTACTGTTGACGTAAATGGTATCATTACGGTGCCGTCTACGGTTCTTCAGCTTTCGGATAACAAGTTTGCTAATACTCAAAAATACCAGACCGTATTACGAAAAGGTAAACTTTGGGACAAAATCAAGCACACCTATATCTTTCCTGCTAACACTATTATTAAATGTGATGTAGTTTGGAAAGAAGACTTTGAAGACCTTCCACAGGTATTCCAAGACTACATTACTCAACGTGCTACCCGTGTCTTTGCTGGACGGGTGCTGGGTTCCCAAGAGATGGTAACCTTTAATACTCAAGACGAAGCCCTGCTGCGGGCTAACTGTCTTGCGTATGACACCAGCAGTTCCGATGTAAACATCTTTGGCCAGGAGAATGGTCAGAACCTTTACATCAGCTTTACCCCCTTCCGTGCTATTGCTCGATAACCATGGCTGCTATCTCACAAAGAATCGTTGGCCTGGTCGGTGGGGTATCGCAACAGCCTGACTCATTGATGCTTCCAGGTCAGTTTAGGGAATGTGACAACTACTATCCAGATCCAACGTTTGGTCTGCTTAAAAGACCAGGCACCAAGTTAGTTCGTCGTTTGGAGAACGCAGATGACGGTGGTAGTTGGTTCTTTATTTCCAAGGGTGATGATGATAAGCTGATTCTTCAAATCAATGAAGACGGCACGCTAAACCTTTGGGATGGTCAGAGTGGTGTTGAACAAACTCTTAACGCCATTAGTGCTAGTGCTCAAACTTACATTTCACACACAATCCCCTCAGACATTCAAGTTCTTCAAATCAACGACTATGTCTTTGCTTTGAACCGTAGTGTCTTTGTGGAAGATGACGGTGTAAACTCTGCTGCTCAGGTTCCCTTTGGTTACGTTAGCTTGTTTACCATTGCTTACGATACCAGCTATACCATTACGTTAGACGGAACTGACTTTACTTATAATAGCCCTACTAGCTCTGGCTCAAACCTAGACGCTGCTACTATTATTACTAATCTGGTCAATGCTGTCAATGGTGACCCTGACTATGTAGCTACCGGCGTTGCTAACCACATTCACATTCGACGTGCGGACGAAGCTGATTTCAATATTGAAGCTACTGGTAGTATCTCTGGTACGGGTCTCAAAGCTTACAAAGGCGTAGTATCTGGCACAGAAGACCTACCCGATCAGTTCCTTGACGGGGAAGTAATCCGTGTCGGTGCTGGTGAAGCAGACGAGGATGACTACTATCTTGAGTTTGAGACCAGCGACGGTTCTACTCAGGGTGCTGGTGTTTGGATTGAAACCATTGGGCCTGATGTGCCTCTTGGCGTAGATGCCACCACAATGCCTCATGCTTTGATTAAAGAAGCCGACGGCACCTATTCTTTCCGTGAGCTATCAGAGACTGCTGCTGCGGCCTTTACCACGTCTACCACAGTCAACGGTATTCCTACGGCTGTAAGCGTCACCACGAACGGTAACGCCCGTTGGAGCCTTGGACAGAAGTTTGCTGTCTATGGTGGTACTGGCATTAACCTTCGCCTAGAGGTTACTGGCATCGACGCCGATCGTCAAATCACTAGCGTTGGTATTGTTCGTACTGGATACGACTATACCGCAGCCGATGTTGTCAGCAACAACGAAGGTGATACGTTTACCATTGACACTGTTGGTTCTGCTACTATTTCTGGTAGCACCTGGGCTACTCAATACTGGGGACAACGCACTGTTGGTGATGAAATCTCAGCACCTAGTCCTAGCTTTGTTGGCGAACGTATTAGCGGTATTTCGTTCTTCAAGAACCGTTTGGTTTTGATGAGTAATGAAAACGTTGTCTGTTCCCAAGCTGGTAGTTTCCTTGATTTCTATCCGTCAACTGTTATTACAGTTATTGATAGCGATCCGATTGATTTGTCGGCAGGTTCTAAGAAGCGTATCGAGTTTCGCCATGCTATTCAGCAGCCCGTTGGTTTGCTGGTCTTTGCTGACAATGCTCAGTATATGCTTCAGACGCGGACAGAGGCGTTCTCACCGGCTACAGCTGAACTTAACTCACTGTCTACCTTTAGTCACAGTAAGACAATTAAACCCCTTGACCTTGGAACCAGTATTGTTGTAACAGAACAAAACTCCAAGTCCATTGCTGTTACTGAGCTTACTATTAACATTGATACACCACCCCTCAAGAAAGAATTGAGCAAGGTGGTTCCTTCTTATATTCCTACGGGTATCGAAGCAATCACTAATACGCTTAGTGCGTCGTTGTTTGCTTTGCGTTCTATCCAAGAACCTGATGCTCTTTATCTATTCAGGTATTACACCCAAGACAACGAACGTCTTCTCGCGTCGTGGTTTAAGTGGACTTTCCCTGGTGAGATTCATCTTGTAGAGTTTGTTGAAGACGAAGTCTTTATTGCTATTCAAGCAGACAACGAAGTAGTGCTGTGTACCATGAACCTTCTCACGGAAGGCGCAGGTGGTGCTATTGCATTTGAAGGCGACTATGTTGACCTTCGGATGGATTTGTTTGATTATAACCCAGAGACTTCTTATGTCAGCGCCGACGACGAAACTCGTATCTTCTTTAAAGAAGGGACTGACATTGATAGTGCGCAACCCTGCCTGGTTTCTATTAGTGCTGATGAGCAAGGCTACGTTCAGTATCCTGATCTTCAATTTGATTCAGGCGCATCGGCTGGGCAGCAGTATTATGTAACTCTTCCTGGGGACGAGACCGCCAACCAATTTGCTGTTGGTTATCAGTTCACAGCTGACGCTCGCTTCCCTGCCTTCTATGTTAAAAGAGACAAAATAGCCGACGAACTCAACCCACCAGTTGTCCATCGTGCTCGTCTTTATAGTCATGAGTCTGGTCCATTTTCTGTTACCTTGAATGTGCCAGGACGTAATGAGTTTGAGTTGACCCTTCCACAGATCACCTCTGACTTGACTGATTTTAACTCAGCGCCTATGCTGAGAACCGCAGAGAATGTCATCCCTATCATGGCTAAGGGTACGGATGCTGACCTGCGAGTCATTTGTAACGCACCATTTCCTCTTGCCCTAGTCACCATGACTTGGGAAGGAACTTACAACAACAAAGGAATCAAATCCGTATGATCCACGAAATCCGCCCAGCTACAATTGAAGATACTCTTTATTTGGCTGCCAACCTCCAGGCGGATGACCTAAACGAAATCCTCGGGTGGGGCCACAATCCTATGACGGTTCTACCCGAATCCTTTTCACAGCTAGAAGACCCTATTACATTTCTTGTAAAGGGCAAGCTGTGTGGGATGGCGGGGGTATCCAGAACAGATGCCAACTGTGGTGCGATTTGGATGTTGACCACAGATCATGTCCGCCCTTATCCAAAACTCTTTTTTAAGGAGGCTAAGAAATGGGTCGATCAACAGACCTCCTATGCTGTGCTTCATAACATAGCTGATCCACGAAACCGAATGCACATGAAGCTTCTCCACATGCTTGGATTTAAGAAGCTTGGTTATGCAACGGTGGGACCACAAAAACTAACGTATGTAGAATTTGCTAAATTGACAAATGTGTGAACCTACTATTATTGTTGGTGCAGCGACAGCCGTAATGGGTGGTTTGCAATCTATTGCAGGCTATCAGCAACAGCAAGCACAGTACCAATATCAACAGCAAGCAGCTCAGTATCAATATCAGGTTGCAGAGGCAAATGCTACTGCCCAATACAACCAAGAGATGGCAGCTTATCATGCCTCTCAAGAAGCCTATCAAGCTCAACTTGATGCTAACTCCGCAGCTGCTAATCGTGCCTATCAGTACGAACAACTACAACTCAAGGGTGAATACGACAAAGCTCGTCAACAGGCAGCCCAGCTGATGGTCGATAAGCTTAAGGCACAGGGCGCAACATTGGCTACTGGTCGTACTGGTAAGTCTGTGGCTTTGCTTGTTTCTGATGCTGAGCGTGAGTATGGTCGTGATCTTTCTGCCCTTGGTACTAACCTTGGCTATGCTAGGGATGCTTATACCCTACAACAAGAACAGAATTTCCTTGAAGCTAAATCAGCTAACGCAGCCGCTGCTGCTCGTAGGATGATTCAGCCTGTCAAAGGTATTGTTGCCAAACCAATGGCTGGTCCTGCTCCAAGCGCTGCTGGGATGGTCTTAGGCATTGGTCAGTCTATTCTTGGTGGTGTCACTACTGGCATGTCTCTTGCTGCCCCAAAAGCCGGTAAAGTCCCTAAACCTCCTCTTCCTGGCTCAGTTCAAACAATCGCTTAACAAATGGCAGTACAACTAACCGGATACCAAGGCCCCCGTGGCTTTAAAGCTGAGCAGGTTTATGATCCGTCTGCTCAAATGCAAAAGGCTGCGGATAGAGATGCACAAATTCGTGCTGATTCCCTAAGCCAATACAAAGACCAAATCCAGCAGATTGGTTCGCAAATTGAAAAAAATCATGAATCTGATTTGCGTGCCCTGTCCCAATTTAGCAACACGCTAAGTGAATCTCTTGTTAAATTTCAAGAAAGAGAAAATGACAGGCAGTACAAAATCGGTCTTGCTGAGGTAATGAATGGAAACGCTCAACTTCCTGAGTCAACCATTCAAGATCATAATGCTAAAGTAGAAACCCTTAGGGCTTCCGCAGAAGCAGATGGCGAAGTAGCCAACAACATTGAAGCTCAAGGTGACACTAAACTTGCTGAAACTTTCCGAAGTGAAAGCAAGGCAATTTCTGGTTGGCGTGCGTATGGTCGTGCTGTAGGCACTGCTAAGCAAGCAGGCAACAATTCGATTGTCTTCTTGAGTGAGTTCATGACTCGCACAGCTGCTATTGTTCCGATGCCTGATGGGACGTTTAAGTCTCCAGCAGAAATTGGAATCAACGGTACTCCAGCACAAGTTCAAGCAGCTTTGGCTGTTGCACAGCAAGAGTATTTCCAAAAAACAGGACTTAATGAAATCAATCCTGTTGTTTTGGCTGAGCACTTTGCAGGAACCTTTCAATCCTACAAAGCTCAGATTGCAAATAATGTCATCCAAAAGGTAGCAGCAAACAAGCGCGAAAATGCTGTTGCTGAAATTGATGGTCAGATCCAAAGCGGTGTCAACACTTATTCAACCACCGAAGAGTTAAGTACTCTGTATCATGATAGTGTTAAAAACTACATGATCTATGGTGGTCTTAACCGCAGTGAAGCCTCAAAGAAAGCTTTAGAAAACCTTCAAAACCGAATCATTTCTGAAGGTGAAGAAGGTAAAATCTTGTTGGCTCGTTTGGAAACTGTCCGCAAATTTCCAAATAGCCCTACCGACAAAAGCACACTTGGTTCTCTTCATAAAACCGAGTTTGATGGTAGCAAAAAAGCAATTGAAGATGCTGAATATGCCGAGCTTCGTCGTGCTGAACAGACTGCTAACTCTGAGGTTGGCAAGATCTGGGCTAATTATCAAAGCGGTTTGCTTACGGTAAAAACTAAGCAAGAACAGCAAGCACTGTTTGATTCGACTATGCAGCTGCTTGGTGGCTATGATACAGCATTAGCTACTCAGTATCGCACACAAGTTTCAATCGCACAAAGTAGTCCTGTTGATTACAGCCTTTACAATCGTCTTCAAGCGACGATGGGTACAGAAGCTGCACCTACCGAAGGTGAGATTGATTCGTATCGGGACAAAGGATTGCTTACTGTTGAGCAAGCTAATGGCCTTAAAGCCTATGCTTATGATTTTGGTCGGCAGAAGTTTGTCAAAGAAAATCAAACACTGGCTAACCAGCTCCTTCAAAACCTGCTGGGTGAGCAATTACAGTTTGACCTCTTCAATAATCCAAAGACCCATCCAGCCCACGTCAAAGCCGCTACAAGCGATGCTTTGAACAATACGTTTACTTGGGTTCAAGGTCGGATCAAAGAAGGCAAACCTCCACAGCAGAATGAAGTTCTCGATTACTTGGGTAAACAAATAGCAATATCCCAACGACAGTATCTACCAACTACACCAGATAAACGGTTGGTAAAGGATCTGCCGAATCTTGGAACTGTTGACAAAATCGCCACGCCTAGTGGTAAGATGTCAGTGAACCTGACCAACACGTCTCCTGCTGAAATCAAAGGCCGTTACAACCCTGCCAATACTCTTGTGCTTAGCCGAGAAGAACTTGAACAAAACATTCCTTTGTTCATGAATGGTCAACCTTTGACTCCTCGCGCTGCTTCCTTGGTTAAAGAGTTAGGCATTTCAGGTCGCCGTTTAATCAAAGATCAAGCCGCTCAACATGGTATTGACACTAACACTTTTGATAATAGCGCTGCCGTTCAAAGCACACGCGCTAACTATGCCGCAGCTCCTAACGCCGCCCTTCGATTTGAAGTTGGCGCAGGCAGCCCCTTGCAAAGACAATTGCAACTCGTCCAAATTGCCGAAGCAAAAGCCCGTCAACAGCGCTACGAGTACTTCAAAAAAGGCTCTAGGGCTGTAGGTCCCAATGAACCTATGGCCCCTGTTGACATCCTTCGATTGGTTCTTAATCAAGGGTTTTCTGAAAAGGACGCTGTCACCTTAACTGCTATTGCTATGGCTGAATCAGGTGGTCGTCCTGGTGCTCATAACCCAAGATACCCTGATAATTCGTATGGTCTTTGGCAAATCAATATGCTTGATGAGCCAGGATATGAGTTAGGTAAAGAACGTGCGCGTGCTTTAAAACTTAACAAATACGAAGATCTGACTGATCCTGAAATTAACGCTGCTGCTATGCGTTATGTTTATGACCGTCAGGGAATGAACGCTTGGTCTGTTTACAAAAACGGCACGGGAAGTTACAAGTATTATTTGCCCGACGCTCGTCATGCTTTAGCTGCTTTACGGCAACAATAAAAAGGGGCTCCTGCGGGGGCTCTTTTTCTTTTCTAAACTAATCGCCTGCGGGCACACACAACAATGGTTGCTTACACTCCAAACCCCTATGATCCAGAAGGTGATGCTGCGCGTCTAGCTGAAGAAGAACAGAAAGAGCGTGAGTATCAACAGCAAGCTCAAGAAGACTTGGAAACTCAGCAAGGCGATCGTGGACCCGAAACGGTAAACCCGCTTGCTATTGCTGGTCAAAACATTCAACAAGGCCTTAATTCACTTGTCGGTGCGATTGGTGGACAAGGTCTGCAACAACAATACGAAGCTAAACAAACTGAAGCTCAGCAGATACAACAAGAAAGAGACCAAGCTCTGGAAGAACAAGCTCCAAGCGGTGTCATTGGTTTTCTTGATGAAACTGCCCGTGTTGCTTTAGATACAGCTGTAGGTACTGTTGAATCCACCCTTGATACTGTTGATCTTGCTGGGGACATCCTTAAAACAGGAGCCCTTACCATAGCTGGTCAAAAGGTCAAGGAAACTGAAAACCCTTGGAGTGATCGCTACACCGCTGCTGCTTACAACTTTGGTCTGGCTAAACCCCGAACTGAAATTGGTAAGTTTGCATCTAAGATTGGTCAGATGGTTGTCTTGACCAGGACCGTTGCTAAGCTTGCTCCAAAGGCGCTTGTCCAGCTTGGCACTAAAGGTGTTGGACTTAAAGGTGCTATTGCTTCAGGCATTGTTCCTGGCGCTGTGGCAGACTTTATCTTGACTGATCCAGGAGACGGCAACTTCTCCGAAATGATCAACAACCTGCTTCCCGAAGATCATTTCCTTCGTGATTCACTTGTCACTGCTTTGGCTACTGACGAGACTGATGACATCTTTACAACCAAGCTAAAGGGTACACTTGAGGGTGGCGTCTTTGGTTCAGTTGCTGATGGTCTTGGTTGGTTGTTGGTTGGACGTAAGGCTGCTCAAAAAGCTCTTAAAGCTGGCAAGTCTGAAACCGAAGCTTTGGCTGATGGTCTAAAGGCAGGTGAAGAAGCACGCAAACAAGTCGATGCTGAACACGCCAAGAACATTAGCAAGGAAGCTGATCGGTGGGATGACATCCATCAAAATGAACTAGAACAGCTCCTTAAAACTCAACAACAGCTTGGAGCCAAAGAAGAAGCACTTAAAGCTGCTGGTGTTCCTGACACAGATCCAGAATACCGAGCACTTAAAGAGATTCAAGAAGACGTTCAGCAAGCCCTAAACGAAACAGACGAAGCTATTGCAAAGGGTTACTATCCTGACGATGCTCGTGCTAATCTTCCCCAGGATGCTGCTGCTAACGTCAAAGAAGGTGACATCAACAAAGTCATCGCACAACAACAGGATGCTAAAACCGTAGGCGAACCGTTTAGTGATGCTCCGGCTCCACGGGTTAAAAATCCCTACGCCTCTGACTACATTCCTGATCCTCGTGGCGGGTCCGAGCATTTGCTGACTGATGCTCAGTATCGGATTCAAAAGTTTGCCCGAGACGAAGAAGCTGTCATTCGAGACCTAACCAAGAAAGCTGACCTTCAAGAATTTGCAAGGCGACTTAAGGTTCCTGTGGACGTAGCTGTCCGGGAAGCTGCTCAAGAACTTGAAGATTTCCGATCTGCTATTGATGGAGGTATCACCAATGAAAGCCTCTACGATCTTATGAAGCAGGCTCAGCTGGTTGATCCAGATAGTGTGTCTGGAACCATCTTGTCTGAAAAGGGTATTTTGGTTACCAAAGCTTTGATCCGTGACACTTCCATGCAAATCAATGAGATTGCACGGAACGCAGCAGAACTTCGTGGTAGTGGTGAGTTGGTTGGCAATACGCTTGATCGTATTGTTGACCGCATGTCAATGCTGCTTAAATTGCATAAGGCTACTGCTTATAAGTCGGGTTATAACCTGAACATGTTTAAGCAGGCTATTGGTCTTGGTGCTGATGAAGCAGCAGCTGCCGCTAAGGAAGCTAAGGAATTTACTCGTGGTGACATTGAACAGTGGGCAGTTCGCATTAAACGTTTGATGCGTAGTGAAGCCCCAGAAGCACAACAGGAACTGGATAGCCTTATCCGGTCTATGGTGCTTGCTGGTGGCGATCCACTTAAAACAGTGTCGTTTGCGGATGCAGTTAGAAGTCTGACAGCTAAGCAGGCAGTAAACCAGATGTACCAGTCAATCTTGTCTGGTCCTATTACTCACCTGCGTAACGCTTTTGGTAACTCTTATTCTTTGTTTGAGCGTCCCTTCTCTACCTATCTGAGAGGCAAACTTAAAGGTGATAAAGTACTTCAAGCTTCTGCCACCGCCGGTATGCATAGTATGTATATGGGTTTAGGAGATGCTTGGAAAGTCTTTAAAACCACAATGAAGACTGGTGTATCCAGTAACTTCAACGCTAAGTTTGCGGTTGAAGATTTTGAAGCACGAGCAATCCTAGAGCAGCTCCATACTGCTGCTAGAACTGACGGGGAAAAGCGGGCAGCACAGTGGCTTCAAACCCACTATGACTTCCTTCATAACCCTTGGGTAAGCTGGCCCAGTACGGCATTGCAAGCAGGTGATGACTTCTTTAAGAGTCTATCTGCTCGGTATCGTATTGGCTCACAAGCCATGTATGATGCAATGACTAAATCAACGGATCCAGCAAACGTTGATTATATGTTTAATCAATACATGAAAAGTTATTCCAAGAAAATTGACCCAGTCTCGGGCCGTATCTTGGATAAAGACCTTCTTAACTATGCCGAACGTATTACGTTCCAACAAGACCCTGGCAAGTTTATGAATGCGATTGCTAATGCAATTGAAAATTCGCCTGGTGGTGTTGGTCGTTTGTTCATGCCCTTTGTGCGTACCCCAGCCAACCTTATGAGTTACGGTTTGGAGCACGTTCCTATGATTCACAAAGCAGTCAAAGGAATGGGTGAAACGTTAGAAGCTGCCGAAAAGGCAGGTGATCATTTGTTGGTTGCAGAAATCAAAGGTCGTCAAGCAACAGGCACTTTGCTGGTGTCTTCTATGGTTGGTTTGGCCTTAGCTACTGACGTGACTGGCAACTATCCTGCTGACGAAAACGAACGTAAAGCATGGCAAGCCGAAGGTCGTCCACCTATGTCAATTAAGATTGGCAATAAATGGGTTTCTTATGCTTCTTTTGAACCTGTCAACTCCATGCTCAGTATTGTTGCTGATGGCATGAGGCTTGCTAAAGTTGGAGGAGCTGATGCTGCTGGTCAAATCTTTAAACAACTTGGCTATTCTATCGCCGCTGGTTACACAGATAAAAGCTTCTTAGCTGGACTTAGTGAAATTGGTCAAATCTTAGATCCTAAGAACGTTACCAACCCAGACCTTGGCAGATTCCTGCTAAATACTGGTAATAACTTTGTCCCTTATGCTGGAGCACGCCGCGCCTTTGCCCTTTCTTTGGATCCATATCTAAAGGAAACCCGAGGCGATTTGGATCGTATGCTGACCACAGCTATGCCTGGGTTTGGCACGGATGTACCTGCTGTGACTTCTTGGATTACTGGTAAGAAATTACTTTCTGTTGGTGGTGGCATTTATAATGCCTTTTCTCCTATCCGCATCCAAGATGTAAACGAAGACTTTGTCGCCAAGACTCTTAGCGATATTGGTTATCCGTCAAACGACATCCTTAAGCGTGGCAAAAACGTTCAACTAGCACCACATCACAGGGAACGCCTGGCTCAGCTTTTGTATCAAATGGGTTTACCCAAGCAATTGGAAGCTATGTTCCGTAACAAGGCATGGCAAGACCTAGCAAAAGCCTATCAAGGTCGCCCAATTACAATGGAAATGCTGACTGGTGGTAAAGAAGATACCCCAGAGCATGTCCGCATGATTCAAGAAAAAGTTAATAAGGCAAAAAATAAAGCCCTAGAAACTCTTCTTAGAGAAGATGCCACCTTCCGCGAACTTGTTCTTGAAAATAAAATGAAACAAGAAAAAATTAAGCGGGGTGATACATCTGCTATTGACCCAGAAGACATCAAAAGGCTAGCTGCGTATTAACTCCTTTTGTGGTATTTTTAAATGGCGACAGAACTCATTGTAAATCAGACGGTAGGTGGGAACGTTGATTTCGGTCCCTACTCTATCGAAACAATTGATATTGAAGATCTGAAGGTTACTCTTGATGGAGAACTTCAGACACTGACAACTGAATACACCGTTGATGAGGCTACGTCTACCGTTACGTTTGTAAGTGCCCCGGATGTGGGTCAGGTTGTTCGCATCTTCCGGGAAACCCCGGTGGATGCAGCAAAAGCTGTCCTGTCTCCGGGCTCTTCTATTCGAGCACAGAACCTAAACGATAATACCGAACAGGCTCTGTTTGCTATTCAAGAAATTAAAGATCAATACGTTACTAAATCTAGTGGCGAATTTGTTACTGACATTGATCTTAACGATAACCGCATCACCAACCTCGCTGATCCAGTTGACCAACAAGATGCTGTAACCAAGCAGTACCTTGAGGATAACTACTTTGATGATGGCACCGAGACCATCCTTAGTAGCGAAGCTTGGCCGGATAACGATACGACAATTGCTACAACCGCTTCGATTGATAACCGTATTGACAGTAAAATTGATAGCGCCATTACTGGTGACATCGGTACTGATGGTACTGGTATTACGGTCAACAATGATGGTGATGGTACTATCACTTTAAGCATTGAAGCTGGTGACATCGGTTTTGACCGTATCAATCCTACGGACATTATCACCAACGCAGAACAAGACGCTGGTTCTCCTGCTCCAGCAGATACCAACCTCTTTACTAGTAGTGCTGCAGCACGTCGTTTTGATACTCTTGTCCAAACTGGTACTCCTACTGGCTCTGCCTGGGAAACTGG